AGCCTGTGTACTTCATGGGCCGGTTGTTCCGTACCAACCCCGCCGGAGGTTCGGGATGACCAGCTACCTGTCCACCTGGGGCGCCAACAGCGCCCTGGATTTCCTGCTGGGCGCGACGTTCCTGTCCGCCCACTCGGACGACCCCACCCCGGCCGGGCTGGGCTCCACCGAAACGTTGGGCGGCGGCTACCAGCGGCAGCCGATCACGTTCGCCGCCGCCGCGAACCGGGCCGGGGTGTCCGCCAATCCGCAGGTGTTCACCGGCATGCCCGAAATCACCGTGGCCTGGTTGGGTGTGTGTAATTCGCTGACCGGGGGGCGGATGATCGCGGCGGTGAGTGTGGACCCGCCTATCCCGGTGGCCGCATCCGGGCAGCTGATCGTGCCCGCCGGCGACGTCGCCCTGGTGTTCTGATGCGCAAATTGATCTTGCCGTACCCGCCGCAGGACCGGGACCAGCTCTGGTACGCGGTGAAAGCCCTGATGGGCGTGTCCATCCCCCGCACCAAGGTCTGTCCCGACCATTGCAGCCCGTTCGACGCGTTCGCCGACGCCTACTTCGGCGTCTGCTCGCTGCCGGGTTACGAGGGGGAGAAGATCAGCCGGGCCATCTGGCACGCGTCCCGCGGACTGGCCGGCAAGAGCTACACGATGGCGACGCTGGGAATGACGTTCGCCTACATCCTGGGCGCCGACATCACCATCCTCGGCGGGTCCATGAGCCAGTCCACCAACGTGCACGAGTACATGGTCAAGGCGATGAACTACGAGGGCATTCCCGGTTCGATGACCGTCGACCAGACCGCGACTCGCATCAAGCTGACCAACGACGGCCGCATCCGGCCGCTGCCCGCCTCGCAGAAGAACGTCCGCGGCCCGCACCCGTCCATCCTGCTGATGGACGAGGTGGACGAGATGGAGCTGGACATCTACGACGCGGCTCTGGGGCAGCCCCTCCCTCAAGGCAACTACCTGGGCCGCATCGTAGACACGTTCACGGTAGTCAGCTCCACCTGGCAGAACGCCCAGGGCACCTTCACCGAGGTGCTGAAGCGGGCCGACGAGAAGCACCAGCCGGTCTACCGGTGGTGCTACCGGGAGTCGGCCAACCCGATCGACGGGTGGTTGACCGAGGCAACCATCCAGGAGAAGAAGGATGACGTCTCGGCGGAGATGTTCCGCATCGAATACGACCTGGGTGAGCCCTCGATCGGCAACCGTGCCTTCGACGGTGACGCCGTGGAGGCCGCGTTCTGCCTCAAGTTCAAGCCCGACGACAAGATCGGCGAGGGGGCCGGCTACGTCGAGCACAAGGAGGCCAAGGACTTCGAGGAGTACCGGTTCGCCCGGCGGGTCAACTCCGCGCAGTATGTGGCCGGCGCGGACTGGGCCAAGGAGCAGGACAAGACGATCATCTGGGTGGCCCGGATCGACGGCGAGCAGCGCGAGCTCGTCTACTACCTGCGGGCCAACCGGCGGCCGTACCCGGTGATGATCGGCTTCCTGAACAAGGCCATCAGCTACTACCGGGTGCCACTGAAGGGGGTCTGGCACGACTCCACCGGCCTGGGCAACGTCGTCAACGACTACCTGGACGTGCGGGCCCGGCCGTTCCCGATGGTCGGCGACAAGCGGGCCGTCCTGCTCAACGACTACGTCAACGCCGTGGAGAAGGGCCGGTGGAAGATCCCGCGGATCACGGCGGCCTACGTGGAGCACAAGTACTGCCGCAGCGGCGATCTGTACTCCACCACCAAGGACTACCACCTGCCGGACACGGTGTGTGCGGCCGCGCTGGCCGAGTACGCCGCCAAGCGGTTCGTTCGGGTGTCCGCCCCGGCCGTGGTCAAACGCACCGGTGCCCCCACCGCGCTGGACAAGGACTTCAACGGTGAGGACCGGGAGCGGGAGCGCGACATGGATCCGGTGATCCAGGACCTGGAGCGGATCGGCTCGTTCAGCCTGACGGTGTGAGCGCGTCTGGTCCGGGTGGCGACAATGAGGCCATGAAGACATCCAGCGCGCCGGAACGACGGAAGGGAACGCGGTGACCCGATCCCTGCCCCAGGACCTCCTGGACGCCAATCTGGGCGACGAGGTCAAGAACTTCGCCCCCACCCTCGAGGTGGGCCGCAGCGGTCTGAAGCGGTCCGGCGGCTACGTCCAGGACGAGTTCCTGCCCCAGCTGCGCGGCCGGAACGCGGTCAAGGTCTACCGGGAGATGGCCGAGAACTCCCCGGTGCTCGGCGCGTGGATCTACACGGCGACCCAGCTGCTGTCGCAGATCGAATGGCGGGTGGAGCCGGCGTCGGACAAGCCCGCCGACCGGCAGAACGCCGAGTTCGTCGAGCAGGCCATGGACGACATGGAACACAGCTTCGGCGACTTCGTGTCCGAGGCCTGTTCGATGCTGACCTACGGCTGGTCGGTGCACGAGATCGTGTTCAAGCGGCGGCTGGGCCTGTGGGCCAACCCGCCGCACCAGTCCAAGTTCAACGACAGCAGAATGTCATGGCGCAAGTTCGCCATCCGGGGTCAGGACTCCCTGCTGCGCTGGGTGTTCGCCAAGAACGGCGACGTCCTGGCCATGGTGCAGATGCCGGCGCCCTGGTACGAGAAGATCGTCCTGCCGATGAGCCGGTGCCTGCTGGTGCGGCCCCGGCTCAACAAGAACTCCCCGGAAGGGTATTCGCTCATCCGTACGGCCTACAGGCCGTGGTTCATGATCAAGCGCTTCGAGGAGATCGAAGCGGTCGGCGTCGAACGGGACCTGACCGGCCTGCCGGTGGCGTACGTGCCGCCGAACGTGCTGAACCCCAAGCCCGGCTCCGACGACGCCAAGATGCTGGCCGCCGTGAAACAGGCCGTCCAGGCCGTGCGGCGCAACGAGCAGGAGGGCCTGGTCTGGCCCATGGCGTACGACGACGACGGGAAGCTGCTGTACGACTTCAAGCTGCTCACCTCCGGCGGCTCCCGGCAGTTCAACATCGACGCGATCATCCAGCGGTACGAAACCCGGATGCTGATGTCGGTGATGGCCGACTTCATCATGACCGGCCACGAGAACAACGGCTCCTCCTACGCCCTGCACACCGACAAGTCGGGGATCTTCCGCACCGGGGTGAACGGCATCGCCAAGGCCATCGCGGACCCGATCAACCGCAAGGCGATCCCGCAGCTGTTCAAGCTGAACGGGATGCAGCCGGACGAGTTGCCCAGGCTGGTCCCCAACGACGTCGACCCGCCCGACCTGAACCAGCTGGCCCAGTTCATCTCGGCCACGGCCAGCGCCGGCATGCAGTGGTTCCCCGACGGGGAGCTCGAGAAGTTCATCCGCGATGCGGCCCGGCTGCCGCAGGTGGACGACGACATCCTGGCGGCCCGCAACGACCAACAGCGGCAGGGGCAGATCATCGCGCTGGCCGAACAGAAGATGCAGGCCATGCAGATGGACATGCAGGCCCAGCAGGCCCAGCAGGGTCTGGTCCAGGGCGAGCAGCAGATCGCCGGCACCGAGCAGACCCAGGCGATCCAAGCCCAGCAGGCCGCCCAGGAGGCCGCCAACGGCGGCAAGCCGGCCACCAACGGCGCGAAGAAGCCCGCAGCCCGGGGAGGCAAGTAATGCCGCTGAAGAGTGGTCGATCGGACAAGGCCGTCAGTGCCAACATCCGACTGTTGCGTCGTGAGGGTCGACCGGAGAAGCAGGCCGTCGCCATCGCGCTGAACCAGAAGAGGAAAGCCCCGGTGGTCAAGTTCGCCCCGCGGCCCGGTTTCAACGCCGAGATGGCCGGAATCGTCTACAAGGCGCTGGCCTCACTGGACGACGACGCGTCGCTGATGCTCGGGCGCATCTTCGTTGCCGAGAGCATGCATTACGACCTGATCCGTCACAGTGGCGAGATCGGGAAGGTCGCACAGCAGGGCGTGGCCAAGCGGGCCGAGCTGCTGCGCGACCACTACGCCCGGACCGCGGTGGCCAAGACCCGCGCCGGCGAGGACGCCAGCTACGAGATCCAATGCCTGGCCGAGGTGAGCAAGGCGTTCGGCTTCTCCTCCCAGGAACGCAGCGAATACGCCGCGCAGCGCCGGCGGGACCCGGGCGGCCGGTTCGGCGTCGAGCACCGGAAGATCGAAACCGACAAGAACCGACCGGCCCTGCACGACACGGCCGCCGAGCGGCTGTACGGCGCGCCCCCCACGGCGCTGATCGACGACGAGACCAAGAGCCACTACCAGCAGTCGTACGGGCAGGTCCGCGACATGCTCGCTCCGTACCGCAATCCCGACCTGGGCGCGCTGCTGCACCTGCAGGTGGACAACAGGCGCGGAGATACGCGCGAGGTGATCGTCAACGTCAACGAGAAGGGTGGTGCCAATTTTGCCGAGACATTGAGGCCCGGCGACACCATCCGATCGGCCGAGGTCACCGTCGCGCCGAAGGCGGGTTCGGCGGTCGGCGCGAGCTTCGACGTGGCCGCCGCCATCGGAGGACCCCGGTTCGGCACCGCCGCCACGGACCTGCACGAAGGAGTGCTCAACCCCGCCCGGCTGAGGCAGTACAACGACGAGTCGGCCGTGCCGTTCACCGACGCCGAGCGTTTCTCCGGCGGCTCCCGCGCGTTCGGGCGGGTGGAACGGGGTAGCCGGCTGCTGCAGGACAGCCTCGGCCCGGTTTCCCCACCCAAGTTGCGGATGGCGTTGGCCGTGGCCAACCACGTCGGGCAGTTCGGCCCGGAGGCGCAGAAGGTGATCGGCCCGATCGCCGACCGCACCGCCTACCGCTACCGGGGCATCGAACGGGCCCCCAGCGTGCGGCTGGAGAACGCCTACAACCGGCTCAAGCGCGACCCGCAGATCAACAGCCGCAAGGAGCTGCTGCGGGGCGCCACCGACGGCCTGGATCGCCCCGAGGGCTGGGAAGCCGGCCCGGTGCTGGATTACTTCCACTCCCACCTGCCCAACCCGGACCTGAACGAGTTGCAGCGCAAGTCCGGGGTGATCCCGCCGTCCGAGGGCATCATCATCGACCGGGGCGGCAACATCGTCACCCAGTCCTCCGGCTAT